TACCGCTTAATATTCCAGCTGGACAATATCGAAACGGAACAGATTATCAATCGCAAGGACGTTGGCGTGATGCAAATTTAGTGCGTTGGCAAGAGGGCGCACTGCGTCCTATCGGTGGATGGCGGCAGCGTGGCAGTGTTGATATAACTGGTGTTGTTCGCAGCATGTTAGTTTGGGAAGATAATAGCAATCAAAGACGTGTAGCTCTTGGTACACACAACAAGCTTTTTGCAATGACTGCTGGTAATGCTGTTTCAGACATTACTCCAACAGGATTTTCTGCTGGGCGTGTTGATGCAGATATTTTTACAGGCTACGGCGCGTCAACTTATGGCAGTGGTTTGTATGGCGTTCCGCAACAAGACACTGGCACAGTATTAAGAGCAACAGTTTGGTGCTTAGAAAATTGGGGTGAGTATTTGCTAGGCTGCACAGCAGACGATGGAAAAATTTACGAATGGGATTTAACATCAACTGAGGGCGCAACTCTTGTTACAAATGGTGATTTTGCATCAGCGAGCAGCTGGACAGCAGGGGGAAGCTGGGCAATATCAGGTGGATTGGCAACGTTTAGCGGCACTGCAGTTTCTAATGTTTTAAGTCAAACCTATTCATCCTCAACCTTTTATGCTGGCAAAACTTATAGAATATCTTTTGATTTTGCGACAACTACGGCTGCAGATGTTAGGGTAAAGTACACTGGATCAACAACACTAGTTAATCAAACAATAAATTCTGCTGGCACGCATACAATTGATTTTGTTGCAGATAGCACTAGCGGAACACTGTCTTTTGAGCTTGGCACTGCCACAGGCGACACAGAAACATTTACGATAGATAATGTGTCTATTAAAGTTCAGCCGCTTGCTTACGTTATTTCAACGGCCCCAACTGGTAATACTGCCATGATGGTTACAGAAGAGCGTTTTGTTGTTTGTTTTGGTGCTGGCGGTGATCCTCGTAAGGTGCAGTGGTCTGACCAAGAAGATAACACAGTATGGACTGCTGCATCAACTAATCAAGCTGGTGATATTATTATACAAACAAATGGCACAATCTTACGAGGTGTAAGAACAAGAGGTCAATCGCTAATTCTCACAACAGAAGATGCACATACAATGACATATCAAGGCCCACCATTTGTATATGGGTTTGAACGTGTTGGAACGTCTTGTGGTTTAATCGCAACAAACGCTGTTGCCTCTGTTGATGCTGGCGTCATCTGGATGGGCAATAGGAGCTTCTTTATTTACAGTGGTGGTGCGGTTCGTGAAATACCTTGTGAAGTTGCAGACTATGTATTTAGTGACATAAATAATGATCAAAGCTCCAAGGTAAGTTGTGTTGTAAATGGTCGTTACAATGAGATTTGGTGGTTCTATCCTAGCGGTTCTAGCAAAGAGTGTGATCGTTATGTAGCGTTTGATTACAACGAAAATATTTGGATGACAGGTAATTTGGCAAGAACGGCTGGGGTTGATCGTGGTGTATTTAGGCAACCATTTTGGATTGCCCCTGATGGTATTTTGTACGAACAAGAGATTGGATTTAATTACAGCTCTGATACTCCGTTTGCAGAAACAGGGCCAATTTCAATTGGCGCAGGGGATCAGGTAATGTCTGTTACAGGTCTTATTCCTGATGAAAAAACGCTTGGAGATGTAAGCGCTACATTTAAAACGCGCTTTTACCCCACAGACACAGAAAGCAGTCATGGCCCATTTAATATGGCAAATCCAACAAGTGTGCGGTTTACAGGTCGGCAGGTCAGGATGCGTGTAAGTGGTAATACTTCTAAAGATTGGCGTGTAGGGATTATGCGACTAGATGCAGTTGGCGGTGGGCGCAGATGAGAATAGTACCGCCTCTTACGCAAAATTTAGAGCAATGGGCTGAAAACATACGCAGATATTTAGGCAAAGCGTTAAATCAGTTAGACGCAAAAGATCAGTATAGCTCTGCTGCAGAAGATGGTGTTATTTTGTATGACAGGGTAAATGATTATCCTGTTGTGTCTAGAAACAACGAGTTTCGCCAGATTGTTCTAGAAGGTGGTCACGTAAAGCTAATGCGCACAACTGCCCAAACCGCTGCATCTCCAAATACTGCATACAGCATTACCTATGATGCCCCCACTAATAAGTTTAAGATTGATAGGGATTCTAGCAACAATGAGCGCATTGTGTTTGACGAGGCTGGGGAATACCTGCTTAGTTTTACTGCAGAAATTACAACGTCTGCAGCAGCAGATATAAAGTTTTACTTTTGGCCTGCAAAGAACGGCACGAATATAGCCAACATGACAATGGTTAAGACAGTACATAACAATGGTGGCGTTATGCTTGCCTCTAGAGCTTTTCTTCTTGAGCTTGCAGCAAATGATTATATCGAGATGAAGTGGGCGGTAGATAGTACAAATGGCAGTCTAGGTGTTACAGCCGCAACGTCATTTAGCCCAGCCTCACCTGCATCTACTTTAGCTATAACGAGAATACATGCATGAATGATATGACACGCATAAGCGAGATAGACAGATGCAGGGCTTGGATTGAGTCTGCGCTAGAAAAGTCTGGTGGTTTTAACACTTGGGATGAAGTCTGCGATGGTATACGTTCTGGTAAAATGCAATTGTGGCCTGCAGAACATGGGTGCATAGTTACGGAAATCGTGGTATATCCTAATGTTAAGGCATTACACGTATTCCTTGCAGGCGGTAAATTGGATGAAATTTTACAAATGACTGAAAATGTGAAAGAATGGGCGAGAAAACAAGGCTGTTCATTTGCCTCATTTGATGGACGATTTGGATGGAAAAAGTATTTAAGTAAATTAGGCTGGAAGCCTCACTCAATAAAAATGCATTTGGAGTTTTAACATGGGAAGCAAATCAACTCAAAAAACTGAAGTACCAGCATACATTGAAGAGGCTGGAAAATTAGCTCTAGAAAGAGCAAAGCAAATTCAAGCTATGGGCTACGTTCCATACATGGGGCCAGAGGTTGCAGCCGTAAATCCCTATGAGCAAGCTGTTGCGGCAAACGTGGGCGGTATGGCTTCCGCATTTGGTCTAGCTGCACCTGCAGCAATGAGCATGGGTGCAATGCCAACAGTTACTCAAGGTGGGGTAACAGGGTATAGCTCTTATCCTAGTTACATGGCATCACTGGAAAGGCTGCGTGAAGTTCGCCCAGAAATGTATGATTATTTTTCTAATTTAACTAAGTTTGATCCGATTACTGGCGCGTTAAACCCTCAATATGATGCGAATATGCAAGCTATGATGCAGCCTCAAGTTGACGCACCTACTGAGTCAGGTGGCGGTGGCGGTGGTTCTAACTTACAAGATTTTATGGAAGCCAATAGAGAGCGCTATTTAGCCAGCTTAGATAAGCCATCAGGAGGCTTTGATCCACTTGGGCCTAGCGGAAATTACTCTATAGATTTAAGCCAATCAACGGTAGGCAAATTGTTTTCTGCGCTAGGAGGTTAGAGCATGGGTTCAACAGGAAATCAACCAACAGCAACCCCAGCAATGTTGCCACAACCCCCTGCTGGAATGGGCTATGACGATACTGGCGCTTTGAGGCCACAAGCTGAGATACGTACATTTGGATCACCAGCCCCATCAGCGTCAAGGCCACCCTCAGTACCAGCAGCTCCTATTACAACGCAACCTGCAATGCAGCCATCTGCTCCAAATGTTTTTGCTGAAGTTCAAAGATACCAAACTCAGGCTGGTGATATTTTTGGTCGGCTTGGAGATTTTCAAGCAAGAAATGTTGCGGCTCCAGAAGCTTACACCCCAGAGCGTGTTGCAGCAGGTCAGTTAGCCGCAACTGATTATGGTCAATACATGTCTCCATACACTCAGGAAGTTATTGAGCGTGGGCAAGCAGATATTGAGCGTCAGCGTCAATTAGCATCAGAAAATTTAGCAGCGCAGGCTCAACGCGCTAGAGCATTTGGCGGTTCTCGCCAAGGTGTGCAAGAAGGAATTTTGGCTGGTGAGTATGGGCGCATGGCTGGTGATTTTGCTGCACAGCAGCGTCAACGAGCTTTTGAGCAAGCGCAGCAAGCAGCTCAGTACGATATTGGGCAAAGATATGCAGCAGACCTTGCAAACCAAGCTGCGTTTCAACGGCAAGCTCAATTTGGCTCTGGTCAACAGTTGCAGGCAGCATTGGCAAATCAGGCGGCAGATATATCTGGCGCTGGGGTTCAGTCGGGCGCTGCACGTGGCCTAACAGGTCTTGGTGCACAGATGTTTGGTCAGGGAATGACTGTACAAGATCGTATCGCGCAGCAAGCAGCGTTCCAGCGCGGTATTCAGCAAAGACTTATAGATGAGCAGCGAGGTCAATTTGGTGGAGCTACTGGTGCACCTTTGGCTGGATTAGGAACCTTATCTCAGGTGTTAGGTGGCACGCCTTACGGCACGACAACAACAACTAGCCAACCGTTTAACCCTGCAACTTTACTATATTTATTGTGATTTAGTATGGATTATCGCCAGCTTGCATATCAAACAGCGCAAAGGTACGGAATAGACCCAGATTTATTTGTGCGACAAATACAAGCGGAGAGTTCATTTCGCCCAGACGCAGTTAGCTCTGCTGGCGCGATTGGTCTTGGGCAGCTTATGCCTAGCACAGCAAAAGAACTTGGCGTTGATCCAAACGATCCTGTGCAGAACCTAGAAGGTGCAGCGAGATATATGAGACAACAATTGGATCGCTTTGGTGATCCAGCTTTAGCTTTAGCTGCATATAACGCAGGCCCAGATCGTGTTGTAAAGGCAAATGGAATACCAAACATTAAAGAAACTCAAAACTATGTTGCCAAGATACTTGGTGGAAAAGGTGGTGCAGCAATGAATCAACAACCGCAACAGTCTCAGGGTTTGCTTGGTGGCTTGCTTGGTGGGCAAGGTATAGGTAGCGCATTAGGATTAAGCGAAGATTTGGCAGATAAACTTGCAATAGCGGTTATGGCTGGCACTGGCGATCCACGTTTAACGCCTCTTGTTCAGCAGCGTGCTGCTGGTATGCAAGAGAGGAAAAAAGAGGCAAAACGCTCTGAGCAAACTAATAAAACTATTGAGTTTCTTAGGCAGCGAGGAAGAGATGATCTTGCCCAAGCTTTGCTTACTGGCGTAGTCGATCCGTCAAGTGCCGTACAAGCTGCAATAGCTAAGCCAGAAGAAAAAACTTATCAATATCAAGCGCTTGCAAGAGATTTGCTCAATCAAGGAATAGCTAAAACTGAGAAAGAAGCTTTGCAAATGGCTTTAAGTCAAACAAAAGCAAGCACAACTGTAAATGTGGGGCCAACAGGGATTGATTACGGCAAGCCACCACCAGACATGGCTTGGCGCAGAGACGCCACAGGTAATGTAATGATTGATAAAAATGGAGCGCCCATAGCAGTTCCAATTAGCGGAACGGATTTAGCTCAAAAAATTAAATCAGCAGATGCTGCAAAGAAAAAAGGAGAAAAAGCTCAAGAGGTGGCGCAGACTACAGTAAGTAGGGGCGTGAAAGACGCGCTTGCAATAATGGAAAGCAAAGGTTTTTTAGACATATTCCCAGAAGCAGGGACAGTTGGGAAGTTTTTAGCTGATTACACTTGGAATCAAGAGGCAAGAGATTTGCGAAGAACGCTTCAATCCCTTCAAGCAAACACAGCGTTTACTAGGCTTCAAGAAATGCGAGATGCCAGCAAAACTGGCGGCGCACTTGGTAACGTAAGTAATGTGGAATTAGGGCTTTTAATGTCATCATACGGATCGTTGGCCCAAGACCTTAGCCCTGACAGATTGCGCACTAACCTCAAGAACATTGAAAGAATAATGGGTAAGATTGAGGAGGACCCAGTTGCGCGTGCATTCTACGAGGATGGAGTTGACTTGCGTGGCAGTGATATAGATGCTCAAGTCAAGGCAGGCAAAAGCTCAAATATTGTTATAGAGTACGATTCCGAAGGGAAAAGGATTGATAGATGATTGAGGCTAAACTCCCAGACGGAACCACTTTAAGATTTCCAGATGGCACTCAAGATTCTGTAATAGATAGAGTTGTGCAAGAGCATTTGTCTAAAAATTTACAAAAAGATGAGGTTGATACTGTTGCTGAGTATGCATCTGATATTGGTGGGGCTGCTTTAGCTGGCACTGGTAGAGGTGTTATTGGAGCATTATCTTTGCCAGAAATGGCGGCAAGAGGCGTTGCACGCGCAGGCCAAGAAGCACTTCAATATTTTGGATATGATGTTGGAGAGGATATTCCAGTTTTAGATACAGCTACTGAACGTGCATTAAAAAGTGGCGTTGAGGCTGTCGGGTTAGGTGAGGAACTTGAGTTTCGTGGCGAAACATTGCCAGCAAAATTTGCTGGAACTATAGGTGAATTTGGCGCAGGTGGTGGAGCGCTTGGGCTTCTTGGTAAAGGGGCAAGGACTGTTGCAGGCACAACTAAGGTAGGGCGTGCTGGTGAGCAAGTCGCACGTGCAGGGCTTAGTCGCGCTGGACAAGTTGCTACAGGTGTTTCTGCAGTTGGGAGTGAGGCCGCTGGTCAGTTGGCAGAAGGAACTGCTTGGGAACCAGCAGCTAGAATTGCAGGCGCATTTATTGCACCTGCTGGAGTGGCAACATCCTTAAACACTACAAATAAAACTTTAAATGTATTACGCGGCAAAACCCAAGCTAGGCCGACAGTTGAAATGTTAAAGGCTGAAAAGAATATAGCTTATAATGCTGTTAAAAAATCATCTGAAGGATTTACTGTTAACGAAACACAAGACATGGTAAATCGAGCAATTAGAAGTGCGTTTGATCAGGGTGCTTATGAATTAACTGATGACGCAACTATGGCTGCAGTAGAGTTGCTAGAAAATTTGCGTGGTCAACAGATTGGTTTAAAAGAATTTGACAAATTGCAGCGTAAATTAAGTAAAATTTATAAAAAATCTCCAGATCAGCCAGAAGTTTTAACAATGATAAAATCTCTTGATGACAGTCTGGCTATAAAATCTGGAAAAGGCAATCTTGTAAAAGCTGCACGTGAGGCAAACTCAAAATATGCAAAAGCACAACTTTTAGAAAAAGAATTTGCAAAACATCAAAGACAGGCTAAAGTAACTGGTTCTGGCGGTAATGTGGTTAATAAATATCGGCAATCTTTACAGAAGATATTAGATAATCCTAACAAAGTTAAGTTTTTTAGTGATGACGAGATTGAGGCTATGACGCGCATCGTGAACGGTACAGTTTCAGAAAACACGTTAAGGCTTGCTGGTAAAATGGCACCTAGCGGTAATGGTTTGATGACATACCTTAATCTAATATCTGCCACAATAAATCCTATGTTTCTTGGTGTAACTGCGGTATCTGGAGCATCAAAAAAGATTTCTGAAGCTCAGATAAAAAGAACAACAAGCAAACTGCAAGATTTAGTGGCGGCTGGTGGAGTTAAGGGAGCAGAATCCAAGAAACTTATTAATAGAGATTACGTACTTGAATTGCTATCGCCATTTGTCGGCCTAGCCCCACAGATACCACAGGAGCAATAACATGCAGCTAAAAGCAAAAAGCAAAAGAGAGGTTGAGGCTATCCTACAAGATGCTATGGCGCAGGCTGTAGATTTTGTGGAGAGCGAGATTACTCAAGACAGAATAAAGGCGCAGCGATATTTTGATGGCGAAGTAGACATTGGCTATGAGGATGGAAGAAGCAAAGTTGTTGCAACCAAGGTGCGTGATACAATTCGCAGCGTGAAACCAAGCATTATGCGTGTATTTATGTCTACAGCCAAGCCTGTAGAATTTATGCCCAAAGGCCCAGAAGATGTTGCTGCAGCAGAACAGGCTACGCAGTATATTCACTATGTATTTACAAAAAATAATGGCTATCGTGTTTTAAATGATGCTATTCACGATGCTTTAATTAAGAAAAATGGAATTGTTAAAGCGTACTATGAAGCGTCTTACGATGCAGAAATTTACACATATGACAATCTAACAGATCAAGAATATATGTTGCTTGTTTCTGATGATGACGTAGAGGTGCTAGAGCACAGCATGGAAATGTCTATGAGTATGGATGAGTTTGGTGCAGAAGTAGAAGCGCCAATACATTCACTAAAGATCAGCAGGCAAATACCAAATGGACAAATGCGCCTAGACAGCGTACCGCCAGAAGAGTTTTTCATTAATTCACAAGCACGCAATATTGATGATGCGTATATCGTAGCGCACCGCACAGAAATGCGCGTAGGTGACTTGGTTGAGATGGGATATAGTTTTGAAGATGTTTATGACCTAGATGGGCTATACGGCGCATCAGATGTGTCAGAGGCAGAAACTATAGAACGACAAGGTTATTCTCAAGATGATTATGAAGATCAAGAGGGTGATCCAGCAATGCGTCAAGTTGCAGTTACAGAAGCGTACATGAAGATTGATGTGG